ATCATTTTTCATTGTGATACACATCAAACTGTGCCCACTGACCTCGCCAGTTGTCGTGTTCACCATCCATACCCTCGTCATCAAGTTCAGCACCATCATATACTAATCGTGTGATTACACTTGTGCCTTGAATATCCCAATTGAATACTTTCAATTTCTTAGGTTCAAATACACCTTCAATAGTAGTTTGAATACAACTGCCTTTGCCACCCTGTGTCCACATTAACCAGTAACCCTTACCTAGATGTTCTGGATATAGTTCTTCTAATTCTTCAGCACAATCATAACGACTATCTTCTTCACCGTGTGCTTCACTAAAGAAGTTTTCTATGTCACCTTCATAGATTGTCTCACCTTCACTATTCTCAATAGTCATATGAGTATCGTCTTGGTCAAAACCCCAGAACGAATGTTTACCTTGATACTCATAGTAAGGCAAATCAAATCGTGCCGCCTTAGGAGTTTCATTCTCATCGTAATCATAGTTCTCGTTAAGTGCATCACTCAAATCATCTTCGTGTTCTTCACTACTCCAATGTTCGTATTGTTGTTTCTTAATCTTGTGTACGCCAATCTCACGTGTACGACCCCACACACGAATTGTATATGTATCTTCAGGATAACTTTCTTTTAATGAACCATCATCTTCTTCTGTATCGTTTTCAAAGGGCCATTTAGCAGTTTCCACAAAATTACTATCTGGAGTGGGCCAATGTGCAGAAGTTTTATCTCCTGCAGTCAATGTTTCAAATTCTGCCTTAAGTTCTTCCAATGCTTCTTCTAGTTCAGTTTCATCAACTAGTTCTTCATCATCTTCTGCGGCTTCTTTGGCCCAACGTGCAGTACGTTCAGCACTTGCCTTTTCTTCTGCAACTCCGGCTTCTGTTAGTTCAACATCACTTTCACAGTACGGGCAAACTTTTCTAGGATCATCAATTTCAGTTCCTTCTTTATCTACCCAAGACCATTCAGCATTATAACTCTGACCAGTCCACTTACAGTTAGTGCATTTGTGAGTATGCGGTGCAGGCTCAGGCTCAACAACCCAACTAGACTCATCACCTAGTTCATAGGTAACATCATAACCACCTTTACGGTCAGTCCAACAATCATCGTATTGAAATTCCCAGTCAATCTCTACATCATTATCGCTAGCGTCATTGAATACATCTTCATAATCAACTTCACCAGACTCAATATCTGCAAGTTTTTGTGCAATCTCATCCTCATCCAAGTCAGGATAGATTGCACTTAATAGTTCTTCATCAATTTCAATAGCATATTGTCTATCGTGTTGATGCCATTCGTGTTTAACAATTGTTACCATTATATTCTCCTATTGAGTATTCTATCATTTATCGTCACGGAAACGAACGAATCTGGGGAAACGCAAACTGTAAGTACCATCTTGGTTCTGTGTAATCACATCACACAAGACCTCAGCAGTTCGACCAATAACCATATTACGGTTAGTCCAATAGTCATCTCTATCACCGTCACTGAAGCCACTACCAACATTGACTGAGATTTCTTTTCCATCATCAACTCCATGACAAACTAATGCACCAAGTCTTCCTAAATTTCTACCAGTACCTTCTTCAACACCTACAACTTCTAAATCTACTGTTAGTGTAGGCTTCCATTTCATCCAGTCAGTACTACGTTTGCAGATATAGGGAGCTCCTAGTTCTTTAATCATAATGCCTTCGAACCCTGCATTCACATTGTCCTTAGCATAACGTTCAAGTTGATCCTTACCTGCGGCTGTATCTAAATCAACCATGATGTGTGGTAATAGTTCAACGTTGGGCATTGTATCAACAACAGGTCGCATACTATCTAACAATGCAATACGTTTGCGTAGTTGAGCATTCCAATGTCCTTCACGGAAATCTTGTAGAGGAATAATATCAAAGATATTAAACACACTATCATCCGCTTGTACATCAGATTTACGGCGAGCCTGACGCATCAGTTCTTGGAACGTATTGCCGATCACTTCGCCATCTAATACAAAGCCATCAATCAAACTACGACCTTGATCGGTACTATTACAGGCACGAACAATTTTAACAAAGTTGTCGCTAATCTGTTTTTCAATGTGACCAAAGTTATCAAACACTTTACCATTACGGCTGTAGCAAACTGTAGTCATACCTTCACTTGCTCCAGGGATAACCATCAACAATACACGTACACCGTCAAGTTTAGGCTCTAAACGTTTAGTGCCCTTCATCTCAGGACGACCTTCGCTATTAGTTGCTAGTTGACAACCAAAGATTGGAATCTCGTATTCTGTTTTCTTACAAATTTTATTGATTGTTTTGTCACTAATACCTGCACGTAAATCTCTACGAATGATAGGAGCACAGAATGTATTCCATTCGTTACTGTCAAAACGTTCACTCATTTCATTAATAGCATCAAGTGCGGCATTGCCTGATAAATCACGGTGTGACAATAGTGTAAGTAATGTGTTAAAATCATTCCAGGGATTCTCAGCATCAATGATACCAACAGTATCAGGTACCTTACGCACACCAAATGTTACATAGGGATTGTAACAAGCTTTTGTCAAACCCAGAAAAATCTGAGCATTAGTGCTACCTAGGACACTCGCCTCTAATGCTTGTTTGATAACGTCTTCCTTGTGTAGGCGGCTATCTGATTCGTTTAGTTTATTAATCCAACTTGCTGACATATTTTATCCTGAGAATGGCCACGCTGTTGTTGCGACAAAAGGTGGACGGGGTTTAAGTTCTACTGTTTCAATACTCTCATTATACACGTCCTCGTCAATTTTGTCAACAACAAACGGACCCAAAATAGTAATAGTATCTCCTTCTACTTCCCAATTACTGTAGTCATATAACCAAGCCGCACCACTACGCTCATACTCATCATTTGGGTCACCGTTTGCCCAAAGTTCTTCAATTTCTTCTTTTTCTTCATCGGTGAATGATTCATCGAACTCAAAGTCTACCGCACAAAGGTCCTCAAGTTCACAACCCCAACCAATACTAGGATCTACGTTATGTTCACTATCATCACTAAAAGGTAGTTCACTCTCATCTTCAACAAAGCCTTGTCCCCAGCGATATGTTTCGGTAACACTCCATCTACGGTTATTATCTTTATCAACAGCATCATATAATGCTTCAATAGATTTTTTATGTAATGGTTTAATTCTGTACAATATCTTCAACATAATCTCCTTGTAAAAGCATATCAATATGTGCGGTTAAATTATCTACATCCAAACCATGTGCTAGATAACCTTCATATAAACAGTTATCATAACTCACACTTGGTGCAATTTCTGGTCCTTTATTATTCATAATATAAGCCATAGCAATAGTGTTATCTTCTAAAACTACATCAATCTTATTATAGTAATAAGGATAACCTTCTAATTTATCTAATGCTTTTTCACATTCAGGTGTAATCTCCCACAATACACCTTCCATTGCACTACCAGGTACAAGGTCAATATCCGCGTGATGTCTAAACTTTAACTCAAAGTTAGGCAATACACAACGACCTAAGCTAACCGCGTTTGGACAACGATTAGTCATCTCGGCAACGTTTGTGTTCATACCATATGCAAAATAATATCTGTTCATTACCAACTACTGTTATAAAATACTTTTAATCCTAAGAACACTTCTGCCTTAGCGTTGTTTACAAACTCAAGGTCTTGTTCATAGTAATGATTGTCTGCAGGCTTACCAAAGAAGAAACCTTCTGTATTAGGAAGTTGACCGTGCCGAATAGCACGTTCTAGGTCATCCAAGTCATCCCAAGTTAGCTCAAGTTCAATGCCATTGAAATCAGCATCGGTATTACCTGTACCGGGTTTGCCTTTATTAATCCAAAGACTTTCCATCCAACCATGTAGATTAGGGTGTTTACGCCAATAAGCAATTTCGTGTGGCTTGTTAACTGTCTTACTCACAAACTCACTACTGGTTGCATCAAACTCTGCGGTTTCGTAGAAGTCATTGTATTGCCCTTTCTTGCCGGCAACATAAGCATACATATCTAGTCCCATTTATTTCACCTGTTCAACTGTTACTTGTTTAACTTTTTCTACACCGTTGTCAGCCATCTTAGCGATACCGCTAAAGCCAACTGTTGATACAACGATACCAAGAACAAAGCCTACTAATAAATTTGTCATTTTAAATCTCCGGAAAGTTAAATGTTTGCCAATTTTCGGCATACTCTTTTTCTAAACACTGTGCCGCATCAGTGTAACCATGATTGACTAATGTTTGTTTACACTCGTCAATAACCAGTGAAAAGAATGTATGATAAGCCTTATCAGCATTTTCTGCACCTAACCATTTAGGCCAGGGCTCACCGTTAAAGTCAACATACAATCCTGCTTCGTTTGAAAGCTTTTTAAAAACTTCATTCATACTTAAACTCCAAATCGTTGTTTAAGTTGTCCAATACAATCTCTACGGAAAGCATCCTCAATCTGATTACGATAGTCATCATAACCTGGACTCAATGTTTCTACCACGTTGATACATTCTTTTGCAATCAGTAACGCAAACGTTTCTGGATCAAAGTCATATGTGTAAGTGGATTTGTTACCACTATCATCAACTTCAACATAGCCGCCTGCCTGTTTGAAAAGCAGTTCTATTGACATATTCATACAATCACCTTTACACGATTAAGTTGGGTACTGTTATCTCTATAACCTTTAACAGTACCATAAATGTCATACATCTTGCCAACTTCCAATTCACTCTTGTAAGCAAAGAATACAACTTGGTCATCACCAGTGATACCAGTAATAAAATTCACATTGTAAGTTTGTGAGAATGCCGATCTCAATACTTCAACACTCGTTGATACTTTATTACCAACAGCACCAATAAAGCCACCAGTAGAAAAGTTAACACGCTGGTCTACTGTTTGACGTTTTACACCACGCTCATAGCAACTTGGCAAACTAGCAATCACTGCCAAATCATATGTACCGGTGATAACATCACGATTGGCAATCAACATAGCATTGTTATCAAACTCACTTAGTTGTTTACCTTGCAGGATTTTAAAAGTGAATGCCTGATAGAAAGCACGAACCTGTTTACCTTCTTCCCTAGACTCGTCGGTAATCAATGTAGTATCAACCAACAAACTTTCCACAATCTGACGATTGGATAGTTTGTTCTGGCTTTTGTCGTCCTCGGTCAACACGCTCAGTTTAATATACTGACCATTTGTGCGTTGTGCCTGACAAGCCGCGGCCCACACATCATCGGCATTAAGATTCAACACAACTTTTTTAGTGTTGGTTCTTGCACGATATGGCGTAACATCATCCTCGTGACCCATACGTTGGATCTGACGACTGGTCATATTTGATACGTTAGCAAATCCGTACATTGTTATCTCCTTAAACCAATTCGTAAATGTATTGTGCTACAGTTGGGTCCAATTTAATTAATTCTTTTGCCGCGGCAGTTAACTGCTTATAACGTGCCTGAACCTGACTACGGGGCAACTCACCATCACAAGTCAAATTTTCAGGACTCAAGTCACTATCAATGCTTTCGGCAATACGTTTACGGTCACTTGCATTTTGCAAGCTAAGTTCTTTGTTACCAAAGATTTTAGCAAAAGAGTTTTTACGATCCAGATAC